GGAGAGGAGCTTCGCCTTTGGCAGCGCCGGCCTCGGTCGCGGAATAGGTGCGGTAGCGCTCGGCCACTTCTGCGCTTGCCTCGCTGTAAATGGCGCGGCGGTAGGTGTGGATGAGTTCGCTCTCGTTGTTGATCTGGTCGGCGGGTACGGCCTCTAGGGTGTCGTGCCCAAGGGCCATGTAGCGCAGCTTGAGGGTGCGCAGCTCGCGGTTGACGCTGATCATTGCCGCGACGGCGGCTTCTTCCAGGCGGGCGTTGGTGACGTTGCTGCCAATGCGCTGACGCTCGCGCAGGTGGGCGGCGTCGATGTCGGGCCAGAAGCCGTCATTGGTGAGGGTGAAGTCGGGCGCGGGGGCGTTGCCGAGGAATCCGCTCATTGTCCGAGCGCCTCGATACGGCCAATTTCCTTGCTCAGTTCCTGGGCGGTGAAACGGCCAGCGTTCTGGCTGAGCAGACGACTGAATAGCTGATCTGCGTTGCGGCTGATCTGCGCGCGTTCGTGCTGGGTGGCGGGCATGATTTCGCCGTGGATGATGGGGCCGGTACAGACGGTACGGTCGTAGGCCTCGGTGTCGCTGACGTATTGCTCGGCGACTTGACGCAGGTGCGCAGCGGCTGGCGTGACTTGGAACTCGCTCTGGTACTGGTGGGCGAATTGCTGCATGGCTGGCCGCTCGAATAAGTCGGCGGTGGTCGGGGCGTCACAGCGCGGGAAGGAGTTACCTGCTGATCAGCCCCGAGCCGCCGGGGTGCCGGGGGAAGGCTCGGTTAGCTGGGCTTTTGCTCAGCGTGTTTCTTGAGGAGGCGTTCGACGCGCTCCAGATCCTTTTTGCCGCCGCATTTATCATGCAGCTCGATGGCGCGGGTAATGAATTGGCGCGCCACGGTGAGGCTTTGCAGGTCGCCTGGTTTGGTCTTTTTGTCGTCGACCTGGCCTGCCGCCACTTTGCCGATGGCGAGCATGAGCTTGGCGCGTGCTTCGTCTGGCATGTCGTGGCCGGCGGTGAGGCGGTCGGCTTCTGCTAGCAGCCCGATATCGAAGGTGCCGCCAGCCTTTAGCGCCTTGAGCGCGGCTTCGGCTACTTCTTCGCCCACCAAACAACCGGTGGTACGGGCGAAGCGGTCGGGCATGGTGAGGCCGTGCTTGAGCACGTAGGCGGCAATTTCCAGCCCGCCTTGGTAGTCACCAGCATCGAAGCGCCAGAGCATGATGGTGGTAACCACTTCGTCCTGGGCGCCCTGGCCGCTGGCGAGCACGCCGGCGATGTAGGGGGCGTAGTCGGGCAGCAGCTTGGCCTTGAGTTCCTCTTTCGCCTGGGTGCTCTGAATGCCTTTGAGCTGCTGGTAGTGCTGGTGCAGCTGGGCCATTTGCAGTTCATAGGCGCCGCTGCCGTCCATGGGTTGATCGGCGGCGGTGGTTGCCGCTTCCTGCGCGGCGGTGACGCGCAGGAAGTGACGCTTGGCGGGACTCATGGCCATGGCTGTTAGGCCTCCAGCTCGATGTTTTCGACCATGCAGCCGAGGCCGTAGTCCTCGACGACGTAATCGTCGTTGCTGGACTCGAAGTTCTCGATGCGGTTCTTGCTCGGGTTCTCCTGGACGTGACGGCGACGACCTCCGATCTGCCAGTAGATGGCGAGGTTTTCCAGGCTGGTGATGAGCATGGCGTTGTCCGGGACGTAGGGCACTTCGACCGGCTGCTTACCGCCCATGCGCTTCTGCGAAATGATCATGTCGGTGGCCAGCTTCTCGGAGGCCGGCTGTTCCTTGTTGATCAGCGGGAAGTATTTGTCGTGCACCAGGTTGCTGCCGAGGATGACGACGATGCCAGGGTCTTTGCGGTGCCACGGGTCGATCATGTTGGCGATGGCGTCATAGACCAGGGCGTCGAGGTTGTTGTAGTCGGCTTCGGCGCCGGTGCCGATGAGGATCTTGCCGGCGGCCTTGCCGTCCTTGAGGACGCGGGCCGGGGCGTTGATGCGGTACTTCTGCAGCCAGCCGATGTTGACGTCTTGCAGCAGCGGGTTGGCGGCGCGGTCGGTGGTGGCGGCGGCGCTGATGCCGTTGAAGCCGATCATGATGCGGTCGAGCGCTTGACGCTTGAGGATGGCGTCGCGCAGACGGGCCTGGAAGTCGGGGAACTTGGCCCAGGCGTCGAGCTGCGAGTAGCGGACGGCGGTGTCGAAGTCGGTTTGGCGGCATTCGTAGCCGTCCTTAGTGGTATCGGAGACGTCACGTGGCACGCGCACACCGGCGCCAGAGGTATCGGTCCGACCGGCGATGGTGCTGCTGACGCCGAGGCCGACTTTCTCACCCTTTAGTTCGTCCACGCCGGGCATGCCGATGCGGGTGAGGAACTCGCTGGATTCCTGCATGCGGGTTTCCAGCCGCTGCTGGACGGTTGGGTCGACGGCGAAAGTTTTGGTGGCGTCAGACACGCCGCTGAGCTTGGCAAGTTGGCTCAGGTAGGCGTCGAAGTGTTGGCGGGTATCGTTGCGCATTGGGTTCTCCGGTGTTCCTTGGCTGGGGCTTTGTCCGTTGGGGATCAGCAGTCGGTGAGGGTTTTGCCGTCACCACCGGTTACCGCAGGGCGTTGGCTGTGCTGTTGACTCGGGGTGTTTTCCAGGCGCTTGAGCAGGTCGGCGAAGTCGCCCGCCAGCTTGGTGTGGTCGGCCTGGAGTTTTTCGTGGGCGGTCTTGACGGTGGCGAAGGCTTCGGCCTGCTTGGCGCCGTGTTCGGCCAGGTCGCCAATCATTTCGCCCAGTTCGGTGAAGTGGGCGGCGTCCTTGCCTTCCTTGTCCTTGCTCAGTTTCAGCAGCTCGCCCATGCGGGTTTTGAGGGCGGCGAACATGCTGGGGGTGTCGTCGATTTCTTCGAAGTCGAGCGCGGTCTCTTCAGCGGCGGTGAAGAGGTTGTCTTTGTCCTGTTTGCGGTTGGCCAGGGTGCCGTGCTTGGCGCTGAACTGGAGCGCTTCGGTTCCCAGGCTGGCAGGGCTGTCGGTAATGGCCAGGCCGACCAGGTAGGCCTTGCCAGTGTCGGCGAACTCGGGGTTGACCTCGATCGAGGTGTAGACCTTCTGGCCCTTCTTGTTCAATTCGATCAGCGAGTCGGTCGGGATCATCTGAGCGAAGAGGGCCAGTTTCTTCTTGCCGCCGATCTCGACCTCTTCGGCCTTGAGGGACACCACGTCGCCGTAGGCGCCGAAGTCGCTGCCGGGCCAGATGCCCCGCAGGTGCTCGCAGTTCAGGCGGGCGCCGTAGGTATTCGGGCTGTACTGCTCGGCCATCTCCTGAATCCATTTGCGCTCAATGTTGCGGCCATCGGTGGTGGCGCCTTCGACGGCGATGCGGGTCCATTTGGAGACGGTTTTCTTGGTGCCGGCCATGCTCGGTAATCCTCGGTACGGGTTTCGCGTTGAGGGCATGGTCGGCACGCGGGCAACGAGCGGCAACGCGCTAGCGGCGGAGCGGGGGGCGGTACGACGCCAGCCGGTAACGGCTCACGCGCGCGGGCGGCAGCATCGGCGCCATGAATGCTATCGCTCAGCCCGCACCCTTCACCGACAGCCGCCGCCAGGCCAAGTTTCTGTACTGGACGGGTTGGCGCGTCACCGATATCGCCGATTACCTGGGCGAGAAAGAGCGCACGGTCCACAGCTGGAAGAGCCGCGACGAATGGGACCGGGCGGACAACGTCGAGCGGATCGGCGGGGCGCTGGAAGCGCGCCTGGTGCAGCTGATTCTGAAAGACGGCAAGACCAGCGGCGACTTCAAGGAAATTGACCTGCTGCATCGCCAGTTGGAGCGGCAGGCGCGAATCCAGAAGTACCAGGGCGGCGGGACTGAGACTGACCTAAACCCGAACATCGCCAAGCGCAACGAGGGGCCGAAAAAACAGGCCGTCCGCAACGAGCTGAGCGAAGAGCAGATCGAAACGCTGGTTGAGGCGTTCCGCGATAGCTGTTTCGACTATCAGCTCGATTGGTGGCGGGCAGGGAATCAGCGCACGCGGATGATTCTGAAGTCTCGCCAGATCGGCGCGACGTTCTACTTTGCCCGTGAAGCGTTGATCGATGCGATCACCACGGGGCGCAATCAGATTTTCTTGTCTGCCAGCAAGGCGCAGGCGCACCAGTTCAAGACGTACATGCAGGCGTTTTTGAATGAGGTGTTGGGGGTGAAGCTGACCGGCGACCCCATCGTGTTGTGGAACAACGCCGAGCTGCACTTTCTGGGCACCAACTTTCGCACGGCGCAGGGGCGGTCGGGCAACTTCTACTTCGACGAATTTTTCTGGGTGCATGGCTTCCCTGAAATCAACAAAGTTGCCTCGGGGATGGCGTCGCAGAAACGGTGGCGCAAGACGTATTTCTCGACGCCCAGCTCGATGGCGCACCCGGCCTATGTGTACTGGACCGGCGAGCGGTTCAACAAGGGGCGGCCGACTTCGCAGCATATCAAGCTGGATGTGAGCCACGACGCCCTGCAGATGGGGCAGCTGTGCAAGGACAGGGTGTGGCGGCAGATCGTGACGATTCTGGACGCCGAGGCGCGCGGGTGCGACCTGTTCGACCTGGAAGAACTGCGCATGGAGTACGACGCGCCGTCCTTCGAAAACCTGATGATGTGCCAGTTCGTCGACGACGGCGACAGCATCTTCCCGCTCACGATGCTGCAGCCTTGCATGGTCGAGTCCTGGGACTGGCCGGATTACAAGCCGTTTGCAGCCAGGCCTTTCGGTGATCGCCAGGTTTGGCTGGGCTATGACCCCGCCGAGAACGGCGACAGCGCCGGCCTGGTGGTGCTGGCCCCGCCGACCGTGCCGGGCGGGAAATTCCGGGTGCTCGATCGCTTCCAGTTCCGGGGCATGGATTTCGAGGCGCAGGCCGAGAAAATCCGCCAGCTCACGCAAATCTATTGGGTCACCTATATCGGCATCGACACCACGGGCATGGGCACGGGGGTGGCGCAGCTGGTGAAACAGTTCTTCCCCGGCCTGCGCACTTTCAGTTACAGCCCAGAGGTGAAAACCCAGCTGGTGATGAAGGCGTGGGACGTGGTGCGCAAAGGGCGCCTTGAGTTCGACGCCGGCGCCACGGATATCGCCCAGGCGCTGATGGCCATCCGCAAGACGATGACGCCAAGCGGGAAGTCATTCACTTACACGGCAGGGCGCAGCGAGGCGACAGGTCACGCTGACCTGGCCTGGGCGCTGTTCCATGCGCTGTTCAACGAGCCGTTGGAAGGCAGGACCTCATCCAACACGGCCATCATGGAGATTTGTTAGATGAGCACAGAGCAGAAGGGCGGCCAGCAGGTTGCCGTGGGCGAGGTGTTGACCGGGCAGGGCGGTGCAGGCGCTGCCGCGTTCACGTTTGGTGACCCGGTGCCAGTGCTGGATGGGCGTGAGGTGCTCGACTATCTGGAGTGCTGGGCCAATGGCCGCTGGTATGAACCGCCGGTGTCGCTGGATGGGCTGGCCAGGTCGACCAAGGCAAGCGTCTATCTGCAATCGGGCCTGAATTTTCGCCGGAATATGCTGGTGCGCACGTTCCGGCCACACAGGCTACTGAGCCGCCAGGCCTTTGAGCAGTTCGCCATGGACTGGGGCTGGAGCGGCAACGCCTACCTTGAGAAGACCGATAACATGCTGCGCCAGGCCATGGGGCTGAAGCCTGTGCTGGCGAAGTACGTGCGGCGCGGCGTGGATCTCGACAGCTACTACCAAGTGCGCGGCTGGAAGGATGAGCACGAGTTCAAGGCCGGCAGCATCTGCCACGTGCGTGAGGCCGATATCAACCAGGAGATTTACGGATTGCCCGAGTGGATGGCGGCGCTGCAGAGCGCTTTGCTGAATCCCCT